AGTAACTGCAGTAATTCTGTACCACTCAGTTGCCCAAGTAGTGCCAGAAGTAAGGCGGATAGGCTTTCCAACATCCTGTGGATCCTCGAACCCAATATTATCTAAGGTTCCGTCTCCATGCTCTACTGGGTGTAAATTACCAATGATCGCTTCACTTCCACCTTGAATTTCAAGCGTACCTCCAGTAGCAGTTGTTGTAATAGATGCCATAGTCCCTCCAGTTCCTCCACCGGCTACCCGTACGTCAATTCCGATCCAGCTACCAGCCCTTGCGAACTGTGCGAACTCTAATACATAAGTATCAACAGTTCGTTCCAACACCTTGTTGGCGTTCTCTATAAGGGTGTCATCAATGTCGTCAGCGTAAGTGAACAGATCCTCTAGGCGGTCAATAGGAAAGTTGTAATACTTCCTCTTCTCAACCGTAAGTTGATCTTCATCGTCCACAATAGACTCAGTATTCATGTCCGTTCCTGCTACATAGTCCGTCAAAGTGACATCTGAGAGGAAAGATAGAATATTGACTCTATCGCCAGCTTTCTTAATTTCACCTTCATAGTCTTGGTTCGTAACGGTAGGTGTAATTGCTGAAGCGTAGAATTTTCGTAGCGTTTTAAGAGCAAACTGCTCTCCAAAATTAGCTAAGGCCATACTTTTTACTTTTGGTTACACAATTGCTCCTTCTGCGACTTTTACTGTATGTCTCCCGGCTTCAACTCACCTGACTTAATGAGTTTCTCATATTTGCGAGGTTGAGTTTCGCGGAGTCGTTTGACATCAGCTTCTGTGAGCTTTGGAGTAGGTGTCTTATCACCGCCTGTGGGTTTCTCTAAGCCTACACGCTTAGTAGTTGCTTCCGTAAGACCTTTCTCGGTCACGAAAGCCTTGGCAACGGTCATAAGCTTCATACCTTTATTCTCAGGATCTTCCTTATATTCCTCGAACTCGTCCCATTTATCCACTATCTGCGGATATTTGGCAAGAACCTCACCCATTTTTTGGTTCTCTTTAAGCTCGTTGAACTCGTCCCGAGTAACAAATTCTGAGGTATCTGTCTCCGGTGGCTCTTCAGTAGGAGCAGGGGATGACTTTAATTGATCACGTTCCCTCTCTGCTTCTTTACGCAACTTTCGCTCTTCAGCGAGTGCCGCATAAAGCTGGTTATCAGGAGTTTTGATCTCCTTAGGTTTCTCCTTTGGAGTATCCGTAACCGGCTGATCGGGTACAGGTTGAGGCGCCTCATTCCCCATCGGTTTCTCTTCCTGCGGTGGAGTTTTTACGACTTCACTGTCAGTAGTCCCTTTTACGTCGGGACCCGACGTCGCGCCCTTATCAGGGAGCATATCATTTCTAGGTTCAGTCATGAATAATTTTACGACTTACGTCGACTAAAGTTTTACGACCTTTAATGTCGGCATTTTTTTAAGATGATGCACTAACATCTACTTTTACATCCCTTACGGGGTTGAAGTTATTTTGAAAACACGTCTTTCTTAACTGTACTCTTTCTTACCTTAGACTTCGTCATTCCTTTACCATCTCCTTGCTTGAATATCGTAGTGTGGGATCCCATACTATTCCCTCTACTTTTACCACTTGCTTTTTGAAATATATGCTTGGGCATAATGGTTTTTATTAAACTTATAAACTAGTCTATATTCTGAACTGCAAGTGCCGTAATAGTAACAGGACTGTCACTTGCATCAGATGCGGCTAATTGTGCGGTTATTCCACTATCTACCTCACTCTGAGGATAAGGCGTAGGATAAGTCTTTACAGCTGTGTCATTTGCCGGTATTTCCAATATGTCGATATGGTTCGCATTACCACTCCCATAACGTAAGTTGACTGTTATCGCAACATCTGAAGTATTTTGTCCACTCACATATACAAGGTCTAAAAATGCGGCCGAGTTTCCAGTAATAACACTGGCTTCCTGTGATCGTGTCAATGAGGCATGGCCACTGGTTATCAAGTCTCTTACCTGATATGGATAATTAACCTGACGGCCAACATCATCAGCAATAAAGTTCACCCTATCGGCATCACCTACTGATGCTGGGTTTGTGGTACGCGCTTGACCTCCGACTTTTACAGGACCACCGCCCTGCGTTTCATCGGCATCAGTTGTACCATGTGGCACATCCCCGAACACTTTAGCTATGATATTTCTGAAAGACATAAAAATAATACGGACAGAGATAATATCTCGTGTCCGCTTTTTGTTAAAGTTAGGACTATTTAACTATTACTTCTATTGTAGCATATCTCGACCAATTATGCAATTAAGTCACGCAAATACTTTTCTAAGTTTTCACGTTCTTCTTTAGGACCTACAATTACCTTCAAAAATGATGAGTAAGCAGTATGCATTATAACTAAGCGTTCATTCTTAATAGTTTTATTATCTAGATCCTTCCATTGACCTTCAATAATGTCTATTTGACCTCTACAAAAGTCCGCTATCTTATCCACAGTGATATCACTCTCGGTTGATAAAATTCTCTCCCAGTCATCGAATGTAGTCGACTCTTCGTCAGATAGGTTTGTAACATCCTCAATTCCTTTTTTCTTAAAATAAGCTGTAATTAATTTATGCATATTATCCTACTCCTAAGGTTAATAATTGATGTCCGCCACCTCCTGCTACTGCTGCTGCTTCATGCGTAACTGTAAGTATCGGGTCGTCAGAACTATCAGCGGTGAACATAGTAAATGCGTTTTCCCCTGTTGCTGGTATATCTTCTGCATCATGTCCTTCTCTGCCTCCAAGTTTTGTAATTCCATCTGTAACAATGTTATCTCTCCCAGTTTGAGTAAACGTCCACACATTAAATATACCTGCATCCAAGTTCTCAAGACGCTTAGCAACTGCTTGTCCCGTTGTTCCAAATGAATCATAATCACCTACTACTACATTGTCATTATTTGCGGGGGCAGATATATATATATTAACGTATGCTTCGCCATCATTATCGTTATATTTTATACTACCGCCCCCTTCTTTTGCTTGCCACGTTACTATACTTATATCATCTGAACCGATAGAAGATGTATCAAATAAAAATATAGACCTTTGAATCATCGTGGGTCTTGCAGTACACATTGCGATATCAGCACCACTAACATTTACAGAATCAGAATCTGTAGCATCGTGAACAGCATTCCAATCTGCACCAGACTTTGTTAGTTGAGCATCTACTGGTGAATTTGCTCCTGCAACAGAATTAAAGGTTGAAACAGTATGACCTTCTTTTCCAAGAACAATTTTACTATTATCAAACATTTGTAAAGACGAACAATTTGTAGCCCGTTCTATATGATAAAGAAGGGATGCCCGTGGGTCCTCTCGTTGACGATATTGTTTTGCTTCTCCTTGTGTGGTGATATAATCTAAAACAATATCACCCTCTGGGTCTTGTATCGTGATAGGTGGATTGTGGAATTTGAATCGCTCTATTTCAATTGTTCCATCACCAAAACCTATTTTGGTATTGGCTGGGATAGTACGAACAATGTCCTTTCTAACAAACCTTCCGATTTCATCACCTATATCTTTGTAAATAACCTTTGGGCTACTACCTGTCCACGCTTTGACAAAAACCTCCACACCCGTGTCTATTGGATTGATTTTTATAACTTCAAAAAAGTAATCTCCCTGTTTCGTTTTAGCAATACTCCCTAATTTGACTATTTCAAGACCCCTAAGGCGACCTTTTTCTTTATGATTTTTATTTTTTGTAGATTCGTAGATCATTGTTACACGTTCTGAACGAAGAGCCCGGTTACATCAACAGTTGTACCAGTGATATCACCCATATCTATTGTCCAGTTATTGCCAGTATCGCTTTGAGGATACGGAACTGCGGGCACTATACCTGCCGTACTATTTGCGGGGATTTCAAGAGACATGACCACATTTCCTGCTGTTACCATACGAATATCAAGTGTCACCGCCGCATCAGACTGGTTCGCACCCATAACTGATATAAGATCATTAAATGCTCCAGCTGTGGCCGCCAAAAATGTAGTTTCTGTTCCATTTGAAAGTGAAACATACGCTGTATTGGTAAGGTCTCTCACCGTGTAAGGATAAACAACTTGCCTTCCAACGTCATCATGCTGTGAACGAACCGCATCACCGTCTCCAACCGCTGTCGGGTTTGTAGTGCGCGCTTCACCTCCTCCGAGTAATGGGTTACCTCCAACCGCCGCATCATGCGCCACATCACCTTGCACTTCAGCATTAAGACTTGAAGCTGTTGCCTGATCAACAGTAAGCGATCCTGCACCATCATCAACTGAGATAACATTACCTCCATCATCGATGGATATGTTACCTCCATTATCATCAATACTTAATACTCCAGTTGTATCACTTGCAATAGTAACTCTCTGCGTACCAGCATCTGATGTACCATTGTTAGTTGAAATATTAGTACCTCCGAGCTGTATTACATTCGTTGAAGCACCTACATCTGTAACATGAACTACACGCTGAACACCTGCACCGGTAACACCCGAGTCTACCGCAATATCAGTACCGGCTAATTGTCTAACATCTGTTGAGGCCACTGCATCTGTAGCTTGTAATACTCTTACAGCTGAAGATGATACACCTCCGCCCATCTGAAGTACACGAAGTACATCACCTGCGGCATCATTGTCTCCGCCCTCGGCAAACATAGCTTGTCCCGTAATAGTTGTATCAGTATCACCCTCTGTGTACTGAGTACCAGCTCCTGTTTGATCTACCGCAACTTGGAACCTGCCATCAGGGTTTATAAGACTCGCACCAGCTGATGCTTGAATATCCCTAATTCTAGTCCATAAAAGACCATCCGATACTGAAAGACCCTCATAGTCTCCATCAGTACCTGAAAGGTTTGCGGGAGTATCTTGACGAACTACAAGTGCAAGGGTACCCGTATCACCGGATGTGTGTGCGGCATCCTCATCATATTGAGTACCACCACCTCCACCTGAGATGATATCAACTTGTACCCGGCCACCTTCATCTACTTCAATTGCTCTAGGAACATTCCCAAACATTCCCTTTACAACATCACTCGTCTTGCCGCTACCTGTACCTCCACCAAAAGGTGGCAAGAGTGGGTTTCCTGCAGGATCTACCATCTGCACCGCCAACGGAGACTTATTGTTAATTCCCTGTAAACGAGTCAACATCTCTGTTGGAAATTTAACCACGGGTGCAGGTATATTAATTTCAGGAACCTTGACTGGAGGAACGTTGACAGTCACTTTAGGTTCCGGCACCTTAATTGTTGGTATCACCACTGGCGGAATTTCCACCTTTGGTGCTTCTACTTTGATCTCCGAAATAGCGTCTCGTAGATCTTCACTATTTATTTTTGCTTGGTTTGCAAGCTTTTCTAAAAGAGGTCGGACAAGGTCGGTTATTTGTGTTCCCAACCCAGTAATAAGGTTTTTACGCTCATCTTCTACTCGGTTGTTTTCACGGGCACGTTCCTCATCCAAGGTTCCGAACGCATCGGATACTCTTTTAATTATGTCTCTTGGATCTTTTGCCATATGTTTACTTATTTTTAATATCTATTAAATACACTAAATACACTAATAACTCTTTAATGTCCTCTAGAACCTCTACGACCTCTTTATGAGTTTCTAGTTTAATGCCTAGCATTAACTCTTTCTCTTTGTCTTTAGACTCATCGCCTTGATGCGCTTCTACATCATCAAGCATCTCTTTAGCACGTTTTAATATTTGTTTTTTGTCTATAGCCATGTTACCGACCAACTTTTGTTAACTTTTTATCAAGTTCACCTAATAATTGTTCCTCTTCCTCATCAGTTTCTTTAACCTGAGGTTGAGTAACTTCCGGCTGTCTTACTTCAGGTTGACGAATTTGAGGCTGAGTAACTTGAGCACCACCAAGTTGAGGGATCTGTTGTTGTTGCTGTCCTTGCTGTAATTTCTTTTGCTCTTCCTCAACCTCCCGTATTTCCTCGGGTGTCAAGTCTACTATCTCAAGCATACGCTTCTGAGAGATACGATCCAGCGCAATGTTGCCCGGAAATTGACTCTTGATAAACATAAACTTCTGAATACCCTTTGTCTGTTCCTCTTCCTGTTCTGAACTTGATCGTACTAACGGCTTAAAGCCCTTCTCAGACTTCCAGTCATTTGAATACACAGTCTTTGGCCACATCTTCCCTGAACGTGATATTTTATGAAGTGTACGAGGTCCGAAAGTATTAGCATGCATTAACCTCTCCCATTTAACAGCCAAGTCAAACCATGACCTTCTATAAAACTTAGCCATAGCAACCGTACGCTCCAATGCCTTACCTACAAGCATCTCTACTTCTCCTAAAGTAATTTGTTTCTTTTCACTAACACCCTTCTCAATGGCAGTAGCCGCACTTCCTCTCTCCACCATTTTAATAACAAAGTCTATCGCAGTGAGTGTATCATCCAGTCCTCCGATATTGAATGGCATGACTGTTTTATTTGGATCACCCGGCGCTGGGATCATACGACCCGGAGCCGGTGTGTAACTTTGAGGTTTGAACCCCTGCAACGTGGCATCATACCAATACATCTGAAAGTTCTTGAGTGTTCGGTTCTCTACTAATTGTGAAAACCATATATTTAAAATTTGGTTAGGGACCCTAACTAAGTCCGCAGGACCATCACTCCACACATCATTTGTTTCAATATCCTCACCCCATGTAACAAGCGGCCAGAAGTCTACACCAATTAATTCCATGAGTGGTTTGTTTAATAATTCATGTTGATCATCTGCATATGTAACACCTCTACGTTCCCACTTCTTCTCTTTCTCATCCCATGAAGTAGTAAGATGTTGCGTAAGGTTTACGATAACATCACCACCTGCAAACAAAGCAAACTGATCACTTTGCACACCCATTGATCTTAACCTCTCATTTTTCTTTTCTAATGCTTCCTTATTTTTCTCACTCTGCACTATTCCTTCTCTACTCAAAGCCCAAATTCTCAAGGCATCCTTACCTTCTTTTGAATAACGAGGATCAGCAAGTATCTCACGAAGAGAACGATAAATATTCTGTAAGACAACGAACCGCGCGGTCTCCACATCTAGTGGATCCATGATCGGATCATAGACAACATCAAACGCATCCATTGCACGAATATCTAACCCCTTTTTGTCAATATTTAAAAGCTTAGTACCACGGCCATAAAGTAATGTGTTCTTTTTATCCTGAATATCAAGTCCCTCTAAATTCAACCTGTCAAAGTCATCATTCCATATTTCCTGTAATATAATTTCTTTATCTACATTCCCATCTTTCTCTTTCCAGTCAATGATCGGAGCATCATCAATTTTAGAAAGGAGAGTTTTTATTGTCTCCTTCATAAGAGGAATGTTTACCGTCTGTCTTTGAGTGAGACGGTTTGTTTTTACTTTATTGCGATACAACTCGTAGTTATCATTCCAGTCCTCATGTTTCCTCTCTTGAAACGCACGAGCACTACGCTTCTCCTTGAGAAGTCTTTGCATTAAAGTAGACACATCGTGTTCCGAAACTATTGGTAGGTCTTGATATGGCATAAAAATAAACGGAAACCTTTTTTTGTGGTTCCCGTTCTTTGTTAGAATTAGGGCTATTTAATTGTTTATTTAATTGTCTCTAGTGTAACTGGATCTATTATCTCTATTGTAGCATTTTTATAATGATCTTGCAATAGTGGCGGTTCTTTTCCTTTTTTCCACTTCTTAATATTTAACTCAATGGCGGCCAAAGAACCTTCATCATCAAAGCTTAAAACAGCATTCCCATTTTTTATATTAAACACTCCTTGTGAAATTAACGTGTGGATAATTTTACGCAAACGTTCCGTATGCTGAAAACTTACACCCTCTAATTTTATATTAATTGTACCAGTACTCATATTCCTAACTTTGGATAATATGCCGGCAGTCCTTCAGTTGGTTGGGTATGATACATAACAACCTGTGCCTTTTTAGCAAACGTTAAAACAAATGCATCGGCCACATCAGGACTCTCTGAAGCGGTGATCAACCCCTGTAACCTCATCTCCTCTTTAGGCATGATCTTGATCCTTTTACTCTGATCCTCTTTATAACGAATTTTACATAACTGCTTCCAGTCAGTGTGAGGTTCTAATGCACCACCCTTCTTGATCCAACGTGCCGCCTTCCAATACATCTCTGCACGCATATTAAAGAACTCAATAGGATCCTTTAACTTCTGTGCTTCCGGCCTGTCACTTGCTTTTTCACCTGCCTTAATACCATTAACATGTAAATTCATTTCATGAAGCCGTGACACAACACCAGCACCAACACCCACAGCATCCAAGTACATATCATGATCCCTGACTACTTCATCCTTTCCTATGTCCTTAATTCTATTAGCAGTCTTCATCAAGTTACTTTCTAAATTCTTCTCCTTAACCCACGCATAATTATCTTGTCTAAGAACATACGCATTATAATTATTCCCACTCTCTGCGATGTCTACTCCTAACTTTTTCTCGCCCTCTGCCTCAACACTTCTCCTTTGTGCTTCCTCAATGTCACTCTCCAAAAGCAACGGCATCCATCCTGCCTCATCAACCATGTCAGCCGGTGGAAACACACACTCATATAAAATACCAAACATAATAGGATCCAGCTCGCCTCGCATTTCCTCTATATATTCCTGCGTGATCCTACCTTCCTCAATTCCCTTTTTATAGTCCACTACTAATTTCAAATACTTAGGGTTGTGGTGTGAACGATAAAAGTGGTTGCGGTTGAATGTGTTACTTACTTTAACTAAAAAATTATCCTTATGACCACCAAGCATACGCAACGCCTTACCATGAATAGGATCAGGTATAAGTGCGGCATCGTCTTGTACTAAATTAGGTGCGCCATGTCCGATAAGAATATCACCTGCATCCTCTCCCTTTCTACGAGCATCAGCCGATAACACTATTGCCTCTCCTATATCACCTGCCTTGTTTACTCTGAACGTGATCCTGTCCTTGCTACGATCACGCTTGATACGCTCTACACTCTCATCCTTTCCTATTTCAAATTTACCCAGCGTATAGTCATTCTCAAAAATATGCTTAATGAGCTTTGACATAATGATCCGCGCTTTGTCTTTCGTACCACCAAGTATCGGCCACTTCTCAGGAAACGTTGAACACCTTAAAAGAATAGCCATTGATATAACATCCGACTTCCCATACTGCGTGTAACAAGCGATACTAACCCTCGGATGTTTCTTTTCGTATATTGCCCTAAACAACTCAACTTGTCCGGGTGTCATCTCAAACGGCTCACCTCTATCATTCTTAAATAATAGTTTTACTATATCGAATGCTTGCTGATCATCTTTATTCATATTGCAGGTGCCGGAATTGAACCGACTTAATGAAGTTTATGAGGCTTCTAAGATCCAACCTTCCACCTGCTAAAACTATTTAAACCACTTATAGTATTCCATCTGCTCCTCTCCCTCATGAATTGTAATTATATCTTGACTCATCATACGTCTTGACCAATTCATAAACATTCTTCCTGTCCTACCGTTGCCGTCAATAAATGGATGTATATGTTCATACTCAATGTGTAATTTTTTAGCACTCTCTCTTCTTTTTGTTGTTTTCTTACACCAATTATCCATGGCGTCTCTTATTTTTACAGCGTTTAATGCAGGCTTACCACCAATATAAACCGTTGTGTCTCTAAAATATCCTTTCTCATTTGGCATTAACTTTTGGTGTAACATCAACACCTTATGTGTTTTTAACACCACACCAATAGTCATTTCTCTTTGCTCTTTCAAATACTCCCACGCATACACAGCTTGCATTAAAGAGTCAGCGTCATAGACACCCTCAATAGCATTAGACTCCTTTAAAAATTCTATTTCTTTTGCATTCATAAATAATTCACTGATGTTGGGCTGTGGCAGGGAATTGTCGGCATCCTTAAGTAGAGTATTCCTCTATCTGTAGCAGTCCAACATCAGTGAATTA